TAGAAGTGCTGACAATGTCATCAATGCCGATTGTTTTGTTGATGAAATCAGGATCAATCGTATCGTCGGCATCTAAGGTCAAAATGTACTCTCCTTCGCTCGACTTGATCCCTATATTACGGGCTGCTGACAATCCTTTGTTTCTTTGATCGATCACCGTAATGAAGTTGTATTTACTCATTACTTCCAGACTGTTATCTGTACTGCCGTCGTTCACTACGATGATTTCTAACCAAGGATAGGTTTGTGACATCGCGCTTTGAATCGCCTCGTCTAAGAACTGACTGTGATTATAGCATGGTATGATAATTGAAACTAATCCCTGCACCATGCCCACGTTTGAATGTATGCTTTTAATTCTTCTGTACTCATGCTTTGCTCTTTGGCTAATTCCTGTTGGCCTTGTTTGAAATAAGGGTTACTCGTATTGCTGTTGATCCCGATGAAGTGATCCAGGTGATACAGGCATCCTTTCACGCGGTCTACCTGGTAGCCTAGTTTTCTAAACCGGTAATCCCTAGAAACATCTTCAGGTGAATAGCTGATGTAATGCTCATTCTCCATGCCGCCTGCGATAAAACTAGCTTTCTTGAACCCAACCGCACCGCCTACTGATACCGCGTCTTTCTCGCTCATCCCTTTGAACTTCGTGTTGCCGACTACTCCGATGTCGTTAGCTTGATTTAGCTTATTGTACCAGTCGGTACGCGGCATGCGGGCAAATCGGCCGTCATAGGGAAAAACCATATCCGCGCCGTTGCGTAATTGGTTCACTGCTGCCCAGATTTGCAATGGCGCAATCAGCACGTCCGCATCCCAGTTGAAGATAATCGGCGTATCGGTCTGCTTTGCCATGTCGTTCAGCATCTTCGTGCGGTGAAATGCCTCCATCGACTGAAAGTTATAATAGCCCCGGTTCGTGTTGAAATGCCAACCGTCTTGTTCCCCAACGATGATGTTCGTATCAAAACTGGCTTCTAATTGCCTGAGGCATAAGGACAGGTTCTCGCGGCGGTCTTCGTGGTCAAAACTGACCGGAATCGTAAAGGTGACGTCTGTTAAGTCGATCTTTTTGTCTTCGTGGTCAAAACAAATCCATCGTTCCGGCCAAAAATCTTTCACGTTATGCTGTTGTTTCAGCTTGCCGGCAAAATGTTCGCTGGGCCGAATGATGATACTATTCTCTTTTTCCCCTAGATAGGCTTGCCACCAGGAATAAGAACTATTCGACAGAATGAAATGATCGCATTGAGCTGCTAAACACAGGTCTTCCATCGGCGTGTTGCCCTCTGAAAACCGAACGTTAGGCAAACATTGAAAATGCACTTTGCAATAGTCAGTGTCATCACTGAAAATAATGATGTTCTTTTCTTGCCAGTCCGGTATAGAAAATAAGGCTAAGATGAAATAGGTGATCGGTAATTGTGCATAATTGGGATTGTTTACATAATCCCCTCTGCGAATATGGATCGCTATTGTGTCTTTACTGAAGTCATATCCTTTAGTTACATTTCGTTTAAATTCGTGCTTAAAGGTTAAGTTTTTCTTTACGTCCTCTTTATAGTCAATCCAGTACTTCTCGCTTTGAAAATAGCCCTTTAGGTCAATTGAAGTTTGATGAAACGAAAAGCCAAAGTTTTCGACGTGATGGAAATGAGGCTCTTTCTTTTCTACACCATCTTTAATATCTCCCCAATTGAACACTCCTTCAAAACAATCAAATTCTTTATCATACGGAAGGTATAAGTTAGCACGTTGTTTTTCAGCAATGCCAAACAAGGACGCATAACGAAATAACCTGTTTGCTAGTCTTCCATTGGTCAGGTGGTTTGTAGATGTTAGCATAAATTATACGCGTTCAAATATCAAAAGGGTTTCACGGAAATAGGCGCAGTAGTCCTCCACGACCGATCGGGCTGACAAAGTATCTTTAGTGAGCAGTTTAAAGCCTCTCGCTTCCATCTTTTCGACCGCCCACAAGTTCGTGCGGCAGTTCACGTGTCCGTCACCGCCTTGACCTGGAATGGCAACCGAGATGATTGCTTTGCCTTGATGTTCGACGTGCCTGCAGATGTTGTCGAAGATCACCTCCTCAAATTCGCCTGGGATGTGTTCGATCACCTCCAAACAGATCACGTTGCCCGTCATCCGCAGGTTCAACGGTTTGGATAGATCATGGATATGAATGAACTCCTTGTTAAAGTCGAAGTTGTTCAGCTTGAATCCCTCCACACCTTGCAAGTGGTCAAATCCACGGTCGTTCAAATACTGCAAATACGTGCCTTTTCCGCAGCCTAAGTCCACAACAATGCTGTAATTATTCAAATAATCCGCGATCCAGCGTGCTAAGTAGTAGGAGAAAATATGGCCCGTGTTGGCCGTTTCTTGATCCCAGTATCCAGTAGGTGCTATTGCCATTAGTTTTTAATTAGGTCAATTAAATCATCGTATAAATTCATCCAATCTCCATCCATCACCACTATTAACCCAAATAGGCTAATACATAAGATTAATGTAATGATTAACCACAGTAACACAAGAATAAATCCGATTAATATTCTGAATGCTTGTATCATTCTTCTTTATACGAAAATTAAAGGGAATAGTTACGTTCGGCGAAGCGTTTTGACATTAAAATCATGGTGCAGGCACAGTTACAGCGTTGCGAAGCCGGAGCCGTCAGATCTCCTGGCGTAAACATCAAATTCACGCCTCCAGTTGCTTCGTTAATCACGTGAAAGGGCTGATACTCGGAGATGGGCGGTGCTTCGTTCTGAAATTCATGGGTGTGCCGCTCGGTCGGACGGGATACGTTAAGCCATTTTTTGTACATCTCCACGCCGATCAATTGGCCATAGTCCTTGCCGCTCTTTAATTTCCCGATGTTGCTTGCGGTCGTACTTTCGGTGATGCCGATTAACGAAGCGCGTCTTCTGCCAATTTCCCCTAAGGTCTTTTGATAGATCAGTTCAGCCGTTTGCCGTCTAGTTAAGCCTTTAGACAACGACTCTTGTAATGCTTCGTTGATCTTGTCCTGGGTGTTCTGGGTCACATCACGGATCATCTGCGCTAAATTCGCCTGCACGTAGGAACGTATCCAGAGGTTCCAGGTGTTCAGGAGCAATTGGATGCCAATATCTGCTTTGACCGTGGCTTCCCGTTTCTTGATCGCTAAAAACTCACGACGTGCTGAATCAATGCCCACAAAGGCATATACGTCTTCATAGGCGCGTTGCATCGGATCGGACTGTACTTGCAACTTGTTATCCACCAACACGGGCGTAACCATTTCGCGCAAGGCTCGGTAAAACCGCCGCTTGGCGTACAAATCATAGCTTTTGCGCTGCTGATGGTGTTCCTGGGCGAGTTGTTGATGATTCAGCATGGTTTTTGATGTATTGTTCGCGCTGCCAGAGTTTCTTCGCTCTTACAAGCCTACAGCACGGTTCGGTGATCGGATATTTAAGGATTGCTTCTTCTTCTAGAGTCATCGAGTAAAGCCTTTATGTTCTTAATCGTATGCGTCTGGTGTAATTTTGGCCCAAATAAACTATCAAAAGTATCTTCCTCCAGTTCCAGTAAGAAGAGCATTTGCTGCCGGACCAATGGAAATTCATCTATGCCTAAACGGTCCGGCACGCCGACGTGAAACAAGAGTTCCTCATCGAACAAGCCCGGCAAATAGACATCTTCATTCAGTTCTGCATGCCGCAGCACTTCCTTTAAGTAGTTACAGCTATTGGTAGTCATTGAACAGGTCTTTGAGTTGGGTATCTTGCGTAGCGACTAAATCTTTCATCTGCGTAAGTCCTGACGGTACCCAGTTCTCGTCCATGCCCGGCTTGACCGAAGCATCTAAATTCAGCATCGCCCGGTACTCGTTCGGTTCGATCTGATAGCTGTCGCCATAGACTTCTTTGATGATCTTGGCATCCGGGGCCAGCTCGGAATAGACCGTCGTGTTAAAATCCAGTACGTAGGTTTTGCCGCTTGCCCGGTTAAAGGCCGGCGTGAGCCATTGGTTCAGCTTTTGTTCGATCTCGTCCAAATAGGGCACGACCACGTCGATGACCAGCGCCTTGCGCGCTGCTTCCTGGTTGCTGAAGGTGCCGCGCCCCAGCCCCAATAAGATCGGATCGATTCCCCACAACAGGCAGAGTTTTTCGTCGTCGTATTTCAAACTATCGATGATCGCAAGGGCTTGCGGGCTTAATCCAATTTGCGTGTATTGCAAGGGCATGCCGGAAACGACTACTTTATTCAAATTGTCCTGTCCGTTCATCTTCTTGTCCACCGCCGTTTCGGTCTGCTTCACCTGTGTTTCGTTCAGCCAGAGTTTCGGATCGGCATGGTTCGGACTCACAATGCCTTTGGCTCCTTCGTTCTGCTGGCTCTTGGTTTTGGCCGTCGTGCCCACGTCCGATGACTTTAGGTTCTTCAGGCCAGCTAAGAGCGGCGATTGCCCGCGTAGCTGGTTGCCCTGGATCGTCCAGTTCGGGTTCCAGGTCTTGATGTGCAGCACGTCGTTAGCCGGAATCATGAGTGTTTGGTTGCCGATCTTCAGCTTATAGCCCGCGACTGGGTTCATCCAATCCCCTTGCACGATCGTGACTAAGTGCGAAGGCATCACATGAAGTGAGGTATACTTGCCGTAGTCTTTCGAGTCGCTGCCCGGCCCCACGCCGTAAATGAAGGCCTCCCCGCAGAGGTCGTAAAACCCGGCTATCGCTTTGAAGAACTCCGATTGACATTGATAGGCATTGGGGTACTGTAGTAATGTAGCCAGTTCCGACTCCGGCGCATCCTTCAGGGCTTTGGTCTTCATCGAATTGGCAAGCGCATGTTTTTCGGCCGATCCTGCGTACTTGAAGGACTTATAGGTAGCGGTCGTGGCCGCATCGACAGATTGTTCGTACACCTTCAGGGGTGCGATCGCTTTCTTGTCGCCGATCTTGCGAATGATCGAGTAGACCGTCGCGTTCGAGCGGTACCCGTTATCGACGAAGAACTGCGCGTCCTGCGCATCGAACCAGACCACCAAATTGTTATTCAGATACGGAAAGACGATCTGGGCCAGTACGTTATTTTCTTGATTGGCGTCCTGAGGAGTATCGTTGATCGCCTTGATGAGTCTGTCAAACATTATTTAAAGTATTGATCTGCAACAAATATAATTAAAGCTAACGATAATAAAGTATAGGTTACACGCAGCGCAACGTGCCAGTTGGCGGGGCTAAACGACAGGGCCACAAAGGAGCAGGCCAGGAACAAAAGGGCCATGACGGCCAGGATAAGGGCCAATGCCACCTTTGCGCCTTGGGTTAGTTTAAGTGTGGGTAATTTTATCTTCATTATAGTAAATTTAGGTTAACGAATGGAGAATTCAAAATGGAAACCGTGACCGAGCTTGTTCAAGGCGAAATAACGGATTGCATCAATGGTATGGTTATAGGCATCAATCGGCTTGTTGATCTTGTTGCCGTTCTTGTCGGAATCCCAGCAGTAGGCGCGGGCCTCTTTGATGAGGTTGGTACTGGTAGGCGTAATGAAGCAGTTATACCGCTTTAAAATATCGATCCCGTTCTTAATCGAATCTGGCCCTTTTTCGGCTCCAAAGATGTTCCATTTCAAGCGGTACAGTTCTTCAATCGACTTCGGCTCGGCTGAATCGGCAATGATGTCTTCCAACTGGCCTACTCCTAATCGTTTTAACTGATTGGAAATATCGTCGTTCGTGAGTCCGGTTTGGTAAATCCATTCGTCAAAGTACAGTTCTCCTGCGGCCTGATAAATGGCTATTAAGGTCGTTGGATCATTGGTGAACCCAAAGTCCATCCCGTAGCCCATCAGTTTAGCATCGTTTGGTTTTTCTTTCACCGGCCAGTCAAAGATCACTCCTTCCAATGATCCTACCTGGCCCAATCCGTAGACCTGCCACCAATTCTGCCAGTACCGAGAATGTTCGGCCTTATCCCTTGCCTTTTCAATCTCCCTGACAATGGAGGGCGATAAGGCTTCGTTATCCTGATAGGTTAAGGTCAGCCATTCAGCATCTTCGTCGTTGTTTAGTTCGGTATAGGCCCAAAATTCATTCGAGGGATTAAAGTCGAGCCATATTTCCTGCGAAGTACGGATGGCTAATTGGTGATAGGTATCAAAATTGATATTATTGCATTCGTTGATATACAGCACGTGTCTGCGTGGTCCTCGCACCTTGTCTTCCTGATCGGCCGAAAAGAACTCCACATAGGCCCCGTTCGAAAAGGTGTAAGTCAATAAGGTTCGGTTATAATTGGCATCGATGTACCTGCCCGTGGCCTTCATGATCTTCAGGAAGTCTTTTAAGGCGCCTTTACGTAAATGAGGAATGGACTCGGAAACGACCGAGATTTCCAGTAAGGGAGTGCGGGCCGCCAGGTCAATTAAGATCGGTAAGATCCCAAAGGTTTTTCCGGCTGAAGTTCCACCAGGAACAACCTTGATCCGTTTGCTTAGTTTTCTAAG